ATTACATGAGCATCTGTCTCAGTACCGAGTTGTTTGATAATGTCTGATTTGCCAATACCTGGAGGACCCCAGAGGAAGATTGGACGCTTGTTTTTAAAAGCCTTACGTAGAGACTTTTTAGCACCACTAGGGCCTACTGTACGACTAGCAATTTCTGGCATGTTGTTTCCTATCTTAAAAAAATGTTATTTAAAATAACGCTGTGTAAGTATGTATTGTATAGGAAAGTAGAGTGTATGTCAACTGTTATCTGTGTTAGCAAGTTCTTTTTCTCGCTCATTCATGGCTTTAATTATGCCAAATTTTCTAATGTCGTCTGAAAACAACATTAGCTCAAAACCTTTGCGTTCTGAAAAGACAGTGATTGACATTGGAGTTAGGTAATATGGACAATCAACATACCTTTCCAAAAATATGATAGTTTGGGGACTTAGTTCGATTGGTTCAGTAAATGGAATCTCGTACTCTTTCAAATCCAATTCTTGAACTAAAAATTCATAGCCCTCTTCACTTAAACGAAAATTATTTTGTTTACCTGCTCTAGTACTTTGCCACCATTTACGACTGAACAGTTGTAAATTGGCATCATCTGTACTCTTGCCCCATTGTTGCAAAAAAATCTTAGTTAGGGCATCGCGTGTTATCATTTTATTATAGTGCCTTGAGTTAGCATTACTACTTGGAAATCGTCGACACCAAAAGTTTGGTTCAATTTCTTTGCCAAATTATGTGCATGGCCAGGATTTGAGAAAGAAACTTTTTTGTACTTCGGGCCTGGATAGCTGGTAAGGCTATTGAATGACTTTAGATTAAAAGGCTCGTTCTTATAGAATACTGCCCAGATGGCCTCTGCCTCTAATACTTGTTCGGCTTTGTACGTTTTCTTGTTAATGTGTTCTAATAGTATCTTTGGTTTTGGTCTTGCCATAATATGCGTCCCGGTAATGTACGCATATATTTATCTTTATTTGTCTTCAAAACCACCACCATCCATTGTAACACTAATAACTTCAGTATCTTGACTTGTTTTTAATTGGTTAAACAACGTTTCGTAATCTTGTAGTAGCTTATCTTGTATTTCAGCAAGTGCTAAACTTAACAACCTAGCCGCTTGAATAGGTATTCTTACTTCTTTTTGTTGAGTAAGTTCAGCACTTCTGATTACTTGAATAAGATTTGTGATTGGTGTTAGATTAATCTGATTTTGCATTAGCAAGTACCTGTTTCATTTCAAATTCAGTTTTAAAAGGTCCACGATACTCATTGCGTTCTAAAGTAATAACCTTAGGACAAAAGCTCTTAACCCAACCTTTATTGAATTTAATTACATAATAGCCTGCACAGTATAGACTTTTACTAGCATTGCTCTTGGTAAACAATGGAAGTTTGCGTCTTACATCATACATACTATTATAAGGCTTTACACTTGTGGCAAACCCGTGACATTCATTAGGTTCTGCTTGTGTAACTTTAACTTTAGTGTTGTTTAAAAAGAATCCTTCTCCAAATTGCTTGGTAAGGTCTTGTTTTTTGTTAAACATAACTTCACCTGATGTACTGCTCAGTATGAATTTATTGTTTTCTTTTTTGTGTAGTGTTGCGATCTTAGCGCCGTCTTGCTCTACGATCCAAAACTTACCATCCACAATAGGCTTGGCATGTATCTCTGTCATAATTTTCTCCTTAATATTACAAGGGCCCTGACGGCACCCGAGTAATGTACGTATTTATCTCTCATTCTTCGACAAAATCTACTACATTGCCGTCAGCATCTGCACAGATAATACGCACGGTTTCGCCAGCTTCGTTTTTAATTTCAATTGGTCCCCAGATCCACCATTCAGTTTCATCTTGATACCAACCGTCTTCGTCACGATCCTCTAAATCGTAGATGCTGTTTTCATCAATGAACTCTTGAAGCTCATCTTCCTCTTCTTCAGTAAGATCTACAAACTCAGTATCATACCAGCAACCGCCGTCAAACATTTCAACAAGTTCAACACTTTCAATATTATTAACTTCACAGTCTAGCATATTGATGCTGTCTTTCTTGCCATCGCCTCCGGGAACAAAAGTAAACTCAAACTCTGGAGGATTGTCGTCTGTAGTTTCTACAGTCCATTCACCATAACGGAAACCGTTAGTAGTGATAATTTTACCTTCGCCTTCACGTCGAACCCAAAATTCAACTTCTTGACAAGATTTTTTATAATGTGTGCTAACGGTCCATGTTGCCATGATTATTTCCTTATTGATCTAGTGGTAAAGTATTCCACTCTTTAATTATAGCAATAACTTCTTCTTCTGTATTGCAGATACTTTTTGTAGTTGCCCAGTCGTCCTTTTTATTACGGCCACTGATTTCAATCATCCAACCGTTATCGTAACGATTGATAGTGATTGATTCGTTTACTTTTGCTAGTTTTGCTAATTTACTCATTTAGTTCTCCTTGATATTTGGCTTGAAATGGTTCTGCATAAGATTGAATATTATCTGCAATCTTTTTCATATCCCATGCATTGCAGAATTTTAGCATACGGATACCAACCTGACTAATATCTTTTGGTCGAGCATTAGCCTTAATTGTTTCTTGAATTTTTTGTTTAATGTCTGCAGGTTGTGCTGTTAAATCACATAGTTGAACATTACGCTGATAATCTTCTAGCACACGATGTTCTACTCCATTGTGGTCAACCCATCTCTGAAGCATGAGATTGTTCCACGCATATCCGCGGCTTTTACGATCTTCGAACGCTTCAGTAAGACCAACTTTGTTTTTAGAACCTTTAGTACGCACACCTGGATACGCTGAGAAGACATTATCACTGGTATCACCACGCATACATTTCTCGAATAACATCCACTCTGGGTCTTGCGCAGGCTTTGGTTCGCCTGTCTTTTTATCTTTAACTGGTTTACCTTTGGCATCAAAGATTCCTTCGTGTGTAATATGCAAGTCACTTACACCATTATATTGGCTAACATTAGGACTTACTAACTGTGCAAAATCTCCATCTGTTGAAATGATAACATGTTTTGCATCTGGATGTGCTTGTATCCAGCCTGCAATCAAATCATCTGCTTCTAGATTCTCATGCCGCATTACAGTAGCATTAGTTTTTTCTGTAATAAAATTCTTAAACTCGTCGAATGCTTCCCAGAATAATTTATCTTCTTCTTGCTCTCGAACAGTCATAGCCGCACGATTTTCGGCACGATTGGCTTTATAAGGTTTGTAATAATCTTTACGCCACGACCTACCTTCGAGACAAAACACAATATGAGTGCCTCCAAAATCTTGCCAAGCTTTTTTAATACTATTAAAAGTAATATGAAAAGCCATGCCAAGTTTAATATCGGCAGTACCACTTACTACATGTCTAGCACGAAAGAACGTGTTAGCAGTATCAACTATAATATATGTCATTCTACTTGTGCTCTGCCATTAGGCAATTTACTTACATTAATAAAACCTGCACTAGATCTTGAAGGATCTTGTCCAGCCTCGATAAGCATGTTTGCGGCTAATTCTCTAAACCAACGATCTACAATTTCTTCTTCTGGATCGCCATCAAATCCGTAACCTGCTTGCTTTAATTGTACTATAAAAAGATCATTCCAGTCAAGCTCAAAAAAGCCATTTCTAACATTATCTTTATTAACGTGCGTATCTAATACAGAAACATATGGTTCTCCACGAGCAGTTGCACGAGTTTTTGGATCCATTTTTGCCTGTGCTTCTGCTTCTTGTGCCTTTTTAGTTTCTTCTTTAGCCTTAACTAATGATTCTTGTGCTTGAATTTTTTCAGCTTCGAGTTTATCGATACCGAATATTTTTTTGATTAATTTTTTCATTAAGTACCCCATTCATTTTTAAATAACGGAACTTGCAATCTGTCACTATATCGAATACCATTTTTCATTGCAAGTTCTGCAACACGGCGATTATTTAGCGAATAAACACTCTCTACACCGCCCACTGGCATAAAGTATACAGGACCAGTAAACCCAACCTTGCGATATTGATCTACTACATCTAGTGCTTCTGTAGCATCATCTTCTGTTGCTATTACAAATTTTAAATATGTAAATCCAATTTCTTCGTATTCGCATACTACTTTAGGTTGTAATGCTTCTTCTCTAGATTCACCGCTATTACTTAATTTTACACTAACACTAAAAGTAATTTCTCTTGGAGTATATTCTTTAATAGCCCACTCTTGCAAATATTCTTTAAATTCTGGTGTTAAAGG